CATAGGGGCCATTCCTATGCGAATTTCGGTGATTTTTTGCTAGCGATGAGACTTGGTAAATTCTAACCAACCTTTTCTGAATCGGGGGTCGGTCCCCGAATCCTAAACTCCCTAAGTTGAGGGAGCGGAGCCGTCGTAATACATAATAGGAGCTCCTAGGAAGAAGAAAACGTTGAAGTCCTCTCCTGCTGCTGCGAAGCATGGTGCATATTCCACACCTGCTCGCGCACTTGATGACATGATTGCCTCCAGTAACCATCCATTCTGCTTGGAATCGCCCAAGGAAGGATAGTCCAGCCTTTTCGCCGGTGTGAAACGTAGGTTCTTATAGTACGGAACCTCGAACATCACTGTGGGGTTTACTGCCGAACTCTGATACAGCTGACCATCAAAGGTCCTGCTGAACAGGTCTCGGTCGTTCACCAAGGCTGCCTGACCCGCGGTTGTATTTGATTCATCCGCAAGTTGGGTCCAATCGTCAGCGTTTGCAGCTCCGTCATTCTCACGTGTAACCGTGATGCTCGAGAGCTCGCCGCTGTAATTGTTGAAGCGCGTCGTGTCCACCATCCATCGAATTGACCCTCTCCAGCCACCGTATGCCGGAGTGAGATAATTCAACAAAGTCGTCTGTCCATAAACGTAGCGATCTTGATCGCCGTTGACGGAATAGACGACACCACCACCTGCTGTCAAGCCAGGGTCGGAGTAACCTACCTGAAAAGGGAAGGCATACCGACTCGCTGCAACACGTACCAAAGTTCCTGGTGTAATAGGGCTACCAGAAATAATGGAATGTCTGCAGTACCGCTTTAACAGCTGTCGGAATGAATGGATTGACTCACCAAAATATACCAGATTGGTTTCGTCATTCCGTGAGACGGATACCCCGGCCTGATTCAACGTCGAAACGTTGGCTGGCCGGGAATCCTCAGATGTCTCTTCCGATTCTCCTGCGTGGGGTTCGACCTCTTCGATGGGGGGTCTGTTCTCCTTTTCCTCCTCGAGCTCAAAAGACTGCGGCGCAATTGTCGCAGTTGCCGTTCTCAATCGAAGTTTCTCCATGATGCTAGCATCAGGGACAGCAACTTCAAAATCATCACCAGCTGACACAAAAACGTTGACTCCAATGTCGTTGTTAATGGTGCTGTTCGGCACAGTGAGTTCGTTGACTACGTAGACGGATAAAGTTCCGTTTCCGATGGGGGAGGTGGGAGTTTTCAATGAGACTGGGTCGATGTTGAACATTGATAATTGATTGGCCGTCCCGGGAGCAAAATGCTCTCGGTAAGGATCTCGTTGGCCCCAGCCTACTGCGATTTCGAAATCGCTGTTGTCGCTTATGTCCACAATGGTGGTGTAGGCAGTGTTGTACTCTGCCGAACCACCGAAGGGTGTACCAGTCGGGTCATATACAATCTTGACCCGACCTTTATGGTACTTGGAACATACAAACTGAAATCGATATTTCAAAGTTCCCCTCCAATACTTGAACGGCACTGCTGCAAAACAAACAGCAGGCATGTGCAGTTCCTCGCCTTGTTTATAATGGACGCATGGATCCACAACGTGGTTCCATAGCAACATCTCCTGTTTGGTCCCTAGACGCCAAGGAAAGCTGGCAAACCAGCTCTCCCGTGAAGCAATATGCTTGATCGTCAATTCGTCTGTGCCATCCAGGCCGACTGTTCTCGAATCCAGTGTTAACTCCTGTTTACAATCTACAGCGAGTTTAGCACTTTCATTCGGCAAATTAGTCACAGCCAAGTTAGATACCGTTATAGGACGGTACTGACTCGACTCCAACATCAATGGAGAACTGTAGCCAAAAAGAGTGGCAATTGCACCAACTGCACCCGCACCTATCTCCGTAGCGCGTGCAAAAGGTCCGATCCAAGGGACTTGTGTCATATATGCCGCGGCGTTAGCCACGGCGCCGGCAATTCGTGAAACCGGCTTGGTTCCGTATTCGTCTGCTTGAGGCTGAATAGCACCAGGTTCAAAATTGGTGGGGATGGCAAACTTCACATCCTCCGCCCAAGCGAATACGTTGACGGTGACCGTATCTGCGGCTCCATTGGCATGCTTCAACTCCTGCATGCTATGGATAACCATCTCTCCCATATTGCGCCAATCCATACTAGTCACATCCCAAACATTGTGGTATGTGAAGAAAGGCAACTTCAACTCTCCGCCTTGAGAGTTTGTGGGGTCCAAATAAACATGTGGTCTCTGGCTAGCAGCAACTAAGTCTGCATCCAAGAAAGCCCTATCAATTGTGAGCGAATCGTCCGCTGGGAGCGGATTATACGCACAAATTGCTCGACCATAATGAAAAGCGTTTCCATTTATCGTGAATTTCACGTGGAGTTTTGCCCTCATCAGTTTGTAATTGGAAATACGATTGATCACACGGGGATTCTCAAAATAATCTTGCCATGGGTTGAATCGTTGGGACAATGTCCCTTCGACAGCCCAATCAAAAGATTGAATCCTCAACGGACGACTGAAAAACTCGTCCAACGACGCATCGCTCGTGAGAGCGGCGTCTCGTATGTGATCAAAATCACCTGTAGTCTCCTGCATAAACCCGGGATGTGTATCAACGAACTTCAC